CCATTTTACGGGGGGGATTTTGGCTTTTCACAAGACCCGACAGCAGCCGTTGAAGTGTGGATCAACACGCAGAGGCAAGAAATTTGCATCCGGCGCGAAGCAGTCCGCAAGGCCCTGGAATTGGACGACACCGCGTCTTTTGTTACTGGCGAGATACCGGGCTTTGAGCGCGAAGTGAGCCGGTGGGATAGCGCGAGGCCGGAAAGCATATCGCACATCAAGCGGCATGGCTTGCCTCGTGCGCAGTCTGTCGCCAAGTGGTCAGGTAGCGTCGAGGACGGCATAGCGTTTCTGCGCTCTTTCCGCGCTATCGTAATTCATCCCGAATGTGCTAATATGCAGCGCGAGGCGCGGCTATACAGCTACAAAACAAATGAGAACGGCGACGTGACGACCAAGATCATTGATGCGCACAATCATGGCTGGGACGCCGTCCGATATGCCGTGCAGCCGATGATTAAGCGGTCTGCCACGCCTGGCATTCGCGCGCTATAGGGAGCGGCAATGGGCTTCAGAGACTTTTTCCGTCGCACGCCAGGGCTTCCGCCGTTGTCGCCGCCGTCGTCTTCTTCGTCGGTAAGGTCAATGGCTTCTTCGTCAATGGTTTCGCGGGCTTCTTCGTCGTCAAGTGTGGCGACGCCCGACTTGCGCAGCGACGCCCGCATTTCGCTAAAGGTAACTGCGCCTTGTTGCCATTCGCTGATAAGCTGCGCCCGTTCTTGCGGCGTCATGCGCGCTATGCGGTAATCGGTGTTAAGTTCGTAAACAATAGTAGCGTTGGGTTCGCCTTCAAACCGCGCGCACACTTCAAGCGCAAACTTGATAGCCGCCGACACGTTCTTAGCCACGTCGGATAAAATAGACGTTTCGTTAGCGTTGTCTATGTCGGCTTCGGTCGCCGTGCGCTGTACGCTCTTTTGCTCTACAAGCTTAGCGCCTAGCGTTACCATTTGCTTTTCTTTGTGTTCCATCGCTTCAAACGCGGCGGTATTCGCCTGCATTTGCAGCAAGTCGGCGCTACCCCCTTCGGGTAGCATAACGCCGCCGCGCGACCCTAGACGTACGGTGCCGTCCATTACGTTTTTAACCCATTCTTCCGTTAGGCCGGAAAATACGGGCGTAGGTTGACCGACCATATATACACCTTCTTCGTAGTCGGCACTATTGCGGTAGTGCGCTACGTTCAACGACGCTAAGTCGTAAAGCGGCGGGTGATCTATTTCGGCGTCGTTGTTTTCCGACCCGATAAACGTAAAAGGTATGTAGTCAAACGTTTTACCGTCTGCGTCGGTCGGTGTAATTTCTTCGGTAAAGGGCACGTTTTCGCGGTATAACTGCGTCGTATAAACGCCTTCGCGCAGCCGCAGTACGCGGAATTGGTCTTTCTGCGTCACGGCAAACCCGTCGTCGTCTGCGTCGTAGCGTTCTTTAAGCACCACTAGCGTTAGGTGCGTTTTCGCCTTCGTCGTAGACGTGCGCCAGTTGATTACCTGTAGCGGCCCGTAAACCGTAATAGTCGGCTGCACTAGCCTGCTTTCTAGGTCGGCGCGCGTTACGCCTTCTCCCGTCTGCGGGTAATCGGCTAGCACGCCTGCGCGCCCGTTAGCCAAAGTAAGCCGCGTAGCCCGCTTCGCAAGCTGCGTTAGCGTAAGCCCCGACCCGTCGGCGTCTTCGGCCACAATGTCTAAGCTTGTGGGCATTTCGGCAACAGGGTCGCGGGCAAACACTTCGCCCACAAGCCCTGATAGCGTGCGCTGCGTCACGTTGTAGAATACGGCGCGGCGCTTATACGCTTCGTAGCGGGCTAGGTTAGCTTCGCTTTGGTCGTCGGCGTTCGGCATAGGTAGGTAGATAGTCGAACGCTTCTTTACCGCGCGCTCGCCGTCGGCGCAGTCTGCGATAAGTTGGTAATCCGCTTTACGGTCGCGCAGTTCTTTGCGTTCCGTAGCCGCGCCGTGTGAGTGTGTCGCGGTTATAGCCATGCCCTTGCCCTATGTTGCGTGCAGTACCGTAATTTTCTTTGCCGCCCGATTGCTAGAAGTCAATACGCGGTAACGCACCATGTCGTAGGTATGGTCTTCTGCGTCGGTGTCTACGTCGTCGGGGTCGTCTTCGTCACGCGGCAACGACGGCAAAAGCGTAATCGTAGCGGCGCAATTCGACATAAAGTATATGCCCGGCCCTTCGCCCTTTATAGTCGCTTCTAGCCTATCGCGCAATAGCTGGAAGCCGTTTTTGCGCGAACCCTTAGACTTGTCGCTACGCGTCCAACGTATGCCCTTATCCGACATTTTCTTTTCTATCGTATCTACGTCGCTTTCCCGCACGTCGCGTATTTGGTTATCAGCGGGGCCGGGCTGCGGCTGTGTTTCAAACCAACCCCCGGCTAGTAGCGATATTTCGCGGTCGCGTATTCCTGCCGCAACGTCGGGCGCAGACATCTTAAGCCCTTGGTTCGTACCTATGTCTTTGCAGCCGTACCATTCGGCGCACAGAATAAGCGACCCGCGTTCGGGGCATAGCGTAGAGCCGTCGGGTAATTCGATTTCTTCGCCGTTTGCTTCGGCCCACCAACCTACAGAAAACGGGTGCGACGAACCCCAATCGAAAGACCTATTAACGTGCCATTCCGCAGGAATTGGGAAGCGCGGCAGTATGTGCTTATCGCGCGACCAAAGGTCGTCAAAGGCACCGCCCGCGTTAACGTCCCAACTACCAAATAACCAAGCGGCGCGTAGGTTAGCGTCGCGTATTTGCTCTAGTTCTGCTACGTATTCAGGCGGTAAGTAAACGTTTTCGCGGTAGCTACCGAATATAGCTACCTGCGTACGCACTACAACATCGTCGCGCTGCGTCTGCGGGTTGAATACTTTAACTTCCTTGCGCACTACTTCGCCGTTAGCTGCGACGGTAATAAAGCGCATTTTAACCCAATTGTGCCCCGGCCCGTTAGGGTTGGTCGTGCTGAATACTTCAAGCGGGATAGGGGGCAGGGGCTTCTTATCTAACGTGTCGTATTCGCCGTTACTATTTCGCGGCGTATCCCGTTCGGGGCTAAACGACGAACGGTTAGTAGACATCATTTTATCGTATAGTTCCGACGTAGGAAACTTCGTTAATTCGTTCCAGCCAATAAACGGGTATTCGTGGCCGTGGAAATTATCATAGTCGCTTGGTTTTTTGGCGTGGCGTAGCAGCAGTTCTTCGCCCGTAGGCCACACCCATTTATATTCCGAAGCGCCGTGCAAAAACTTAGCGCCGTCGTCAAATTGCAGAAAGAAGCGTTTAGACTGCGCAACCAAGTCGGCAAGGTTCTTAAATTCACGGTCAAAGATAATACCGCGCCAAAACGTGCCGTAGCCCGTGCCCACACGGCGACGGAACCGCATTAGCTGCGTAATCGTCTTACCGGGGCCGCGTGCGCCGTGGTAAAGCGTATGGTGGCACCGCGTATCTAGGGCTAGTTCCTGCGACGTGCCCGGTATGGGTTCCCAAACCGTTTCTAGGCCAAGTTCCTTTACCTTCGCACGCGTTAGGGCTTCTTCAATTAACTGCGTGCTGTGCTGCGTCATGGGTTAGCGCCGCCTGTTGCCGCCGTAGTTTTTCTTGCCATTCGTCGTCGGTCCCGTGGTCGGTCACGACCATAACCTTACGATTGTCTACTAGCGTGTTATTGTTCACGGTAACGCCCGAACCCTTTTCGTCGGGGTACAGAAGCTTGCGTATGGTTTCGATACCCTTAAACGCGGTTTCGTGGTCTACGCATTTCTGCACACGTCGCCACGCTTCGCGGGCTAGCGCGTTCTTCGACGGCACGCCCATAGCGTCGGCTTCGTCTTCGGGTATTTCTTCGATAGCACCGGCTACAGCCGGGTCGGCGGGCCAAGCTCGCGACACGACAAGCGCCTTACCGGCGTCGCCGGGGAACACCGACAACGCAGCCTTAAAGGGGTCGTCGGGGTTCGCTAGCAGGCTTCGGGCGAATTGTCGCTTAAGGTCGTCTTCGTCTAGTGACATGCGCGGTACTCCTATCGCGTTTAATGTACGCGACAGGGTGCGCTATGGCAATACGCTAGTTGCTGTTGCCCCGGTCACGTACCGCCGCTAGAACGGCGTCTAGGCGCTGATTTGTTTCGCGCCGTTCTTCTTTCATATCTTGCCGAAGTTCTGATACGCGCTGTTCAATGCGGCTAAGGTGGCCGTCAAGGTCGGCGCGCTTAACAAAGTGTTCGTGCATTTCGTCGCGTGTCCGGTTAATGCGCTGGTGCAGCGCGTCGTCGCCAGCGGTTGACGCTGCGGCGGTTTCTTCGGCCTTGCGGTGTACCATGTTCGTTAGTTGCCTATCTCTAGCGATAACTGCCCCTACGACCGTAATAGCCAGACCGCCCATAGCTACCAATACGCCCCAATCTACTTCCATACCTGCCCCGTCGCGCGTTTATTTGTGGTTAATCCCCGCGCCGTTACTGCGCGGAGCACCCCGCGTCATACTTAACGGCCACAGCTTCCGTAGCTAATACAACGTTGTCGGTGCCTTCGGCAAGCACAACGTCTACTAGACCGTCAATCGGTTCGCGCAGCCCGTCGCACACGGCGTTAAGTTCTACCGCCGTACCGTCGTCAAGTTCAACGATTGGGTTTACCGTCGCGCTTGGCTTGGCGGTCGCGCAAGCGGTCACGGGCAGAATTAGCGTTAGTATCAACAGGCGTCGCATTGTCGATTTCCTTACGGTCTTTGACGTATTCCTTAATAGCGTCGTTTTCGATTTCCGTACGCGTGTTGCGTTCGGCGTCTTTCTTCGTCTTGTGGGTATAGCCGAAGAACCCCGCTACGGCGACCGCAGCAAGGGCTAGATACGGCAACATGTCGCCCAATAACGCCCCGATCATTTGCGGCCCCCTTCCTGCCCCTGTGGCGGCGTGCTGCGGCCTACGGGGGTCTTGGTGATAGACCGCAAGTACATATTCGCCAGCACGACGAATAGTGCGTACCACGGCAACAGGCTTTCGGGCACAACGTTGCGAAATTCGGTTAGTTCCATCACAGGAACGATAGCCAACAGCACGTTTGCTATTAGTGTTTTCCAACCGCGCAAACGGTCGCGTAGTTTAGCAAGCATTACAGCCTCCTATAGTCGTGCAAATTGAAAGTGCATCCAATCGTAGTTACGGGCACGGCCAAGCGACACAGCCCCCGCAGCTTCTACAATGCGCCAAAATTCTTCGTATTCCGGTTTAGCGAACCGGGCGCGGTCGCGGCCCCAACGTAGTTGGTTATTGGCCGGGTCAAGGTCTACGGCAACGCCCCAACTGTGCATAGAGTACGAAGACCCGCCCCGCATTTTACGCACGTTTAAACAGCCCCCGTACATATCAAGCCCTAGGGCTTTAATGCGGGCAAGGCCGTAGGCTTCCAGCGTGCGCCGGAAAATACCTTGCATAGCGTCGGCTACTTTTTCGTGGCACGTCATACGCTGCACAGTTTGGCGCGTATTCCACGCAATGACCATAGTATAGGGTAGGTCTATCTGTGCTTGGTTCTTGCCCACAACGCCGTAGTAATCGTGTACGTCGGCTTGACGGGGCCAAGGGCCGGGTGCGGGTTCCCCGGCGAACAGGTCGGTATCTACGTAGCGGCCTAGGTTTTCCGGTTCGCCGTGTTCACGTTCGTACGCCCATTCGTTGAACGCTTCTAGCGTGTTGTGCCCGCTGTAGCCGTCGATAGCCCCCGGTTCGCGCCCGGCGTGCTTAAGGATAAGCTGCGCCGCAGCGACCATACGGCGACGCGGGCTTAGCGTTTCCTTCGGCAGTTCGTCAACGCGGGCCGACAGTAGCGTATCAATCGCCGCTAGCGTCTTCGGCCCGGCGTCGCCGTCAATACCGCCTTTGTAGTATCCCGCCGCAGTTAGCAGCCGTTGTACGTCGCGGGTGCTTATGTGCATTGGCCCGACCCTTCCGGTTAGCGCGTTGGGTTGGACGCTAGCACGACGGCAACACCAAGTCAAAAGAAAGGGGCCACACCTTACGGTGCAGCCCCGGTAAGCCCGTGAGTGGGTCGGAACGCCGGGCTTATTCGTCGTCGCCGTCTTCGTCGTCTTTGGTTTCGATACGCCAGACGCGCGCACCCTTCACGCCGTTTTCTTCGACGGTACGCACCATAAACTTGCGGTCGTACTTGTAGGCCGGAACTTCGACGGGTTCCATTTCGCCGGTTTCTTTGTTCTTCCGGTTAATAGTGCGGGTGCCGTTTTCGGTTGCGTACCGCTTCGACGCCGAAGACACGGTAGACGCCAGCGACTTGCCGGGGTTCGGCATTTCGTCGGTAGCCGGGACAAAGAACGACTGCCCGACTTCCAGCGCGTCGAACGGGTAGATAGACGTTGCGGCACCCTGACGCTTGATTGCCGGGATAGGCACGCCGCTTTCGACGGCGAAGGCGGCGGGGGCTGCGGCGGTGTTTTCGGTGTTCATGGTTTCGGTTCCTTCGTTGG